GCGCGCGGTGATCGAGGAGGCGAGCGAGATGGGGGCGCAGCGCGCGCTGAAAAGCGTCGGCCTGAGCGACAAGGACGCGGGCGAGGATATCGAGCAGCTGCGCGAGCTGCTGGGCGCATGGCGCGCGGCGAAGAAGGGCGCGGTCAAGTCGGCGGTCGAATGGGTCGTGCGCGGGCTGCTGGCACTGTTGCTGCTCGGGCTGGCGGTGCGCTTCGGGCTGGGGGAGCTGGTGTGAGGTTCGCAGGGTACGCGGCGGTGTTCGGGGTGGCCGATCGCGGCGGCGATGTCGTGCGCGCGGGGGCGTTTCGCGATGCCCTGGCCAAGGGCGGCGCGGTGCCGCTGCTGTGGCAGCATCGCGGCGATCGCGCGGTGGGCGAGATCGAGTATCTCGCCGAGGATGCGCGGGGGCTGCGCGTGATCGGGCGGCTGGCGGAGACGCGCGCGGGGCGCGCGGCGGCGGCGATGCTGCGCGCGGGGCGGATCGACGGGCTGTCGTTCGGATACCGGGTGCGCGAGGCGCGGCGGGTCGCGGCGGGGCGCGAACTCGCCGCGCTCGAGCTGATCGAGGTGAGCCTGGTGAGCGTGCCGATGCAGACGCGCGCGCGGGTGCACCGGATCGAGGGGTAGCGGCGGGCGCTGCCCCTCTCCGACTTCGCCCAGGCCGCTGGCGCGGTGCGAGGAAGATCCCAGCTTTCGCCGGGATGACGGAATCTGGATTTGTCGGGCCGTCCTTTGGGGCGGCCTTTTGTTTGGGCGCGGGTTTGGCGCGGATTGAGGAGAGAGTGATGACGGACATGGTGGACATCAAGGCGGGCGACCCGCTCGAGGCGTCGTTCGAGGCGTTCGAGGCGGTGGGGACGGCCGAAGAAGCGGCCGAGGCGCGCAAGGCGGCGCGGCCGATGCTGGGCGATCCGGCGGCGGGCGGGGTCAAGGCGGCGGGGTCGGCGTTTACCGAGCGCTATCTGCGCCGCGGCATCGATGCCGGCGTCGAGATGAAGGCGCTGAACACGCTCGCGGGACCCGAGGGCGGCTATGCGGTGCCGCAGGAGATCGACGCGCGGATCGACGCGCTGCTCAAGGACATTTCGCCGATCCGCGCGCTCGCCAACGTCGTCAGCACGGGCAGCAGCGGCTATCGCAAGCTCGTCGCCACCGGCGGCATGGCGTCGGGCTGGGTCGCCGAGACCGCCGGGCGCGCCGAGACCGATACGCCCGATTTCGCCGAGATCGCACCGCCGATGGGCGAGCTTTACGCCAATCCGGCGGCGAGCCAGGCGATGCTCGACGATGCGATGTTCGACGTCGAGGACTGGCTGGGGCAAGAGATCGCGCGCGAGTTCGCCGCCGCCGAGGGGGCCGCGTTCGTCACCGGATCGGGGATCGACCGGCCCAAGGGGTTCCTGACCTATGCGACCGCCGACGAGGCCGACGGGGTGCGCGCGTTCGGGACGATCGAGCATCTCGCGACCGGGGTCGACGGGGACTTCGGCAGCGGAGCGGACGACCTGATCGACCTCGTCCAGAGCCTGCGCGCGCCGTATCGCCAGGGGGCGGCGTTCGTGATGAACGCGGCGACGCTGGGCGTGATCCGCAAATTGAAGACCGCCGACGGGGCGTTCCTGTTCCAGCCTTCGCTCGCCGAGGGGCGGCCCGACACGCTGCTCGGCTATCGGCTGGTCGAGGCCGAGGCGATGCCCGATATCGCGCCCGACAGCCTGGCGGTCGCGTTCGGCAATTTCACCGCCGGCTATACGATCGCCGACCGCGGCGAGACCGCGATCCTGCGCGATCCCTTCACCAACAAGCCGTTCGTGCATTTCTATGCGACCAAGCGCGTCGGCGGCGCGGTGACCAACAGCGAGGCGATCAAGCTGCTCAAGTTCGGGCTGGCCTAAGCGCGCCCACCCCCCGACCCCCTCCCGCAAGCGGGAGGGGGCACGAGAGCCCGGTCCGTCCGTTCCCCTGGGGCGGGCCGGGTTTCCATTTCGCGCGCGCTGGCGCGTGCCAATCGGAGGACCCGGATATGGGCGTGTTCGCCAAGGATCCCGCCCGCGTGGTGGGCGCAACCGTGATCGACGAGCCAGGCGCGCCGCCGCTGGCGCTGGTCGAAGCGAAGGACTGGCTGCGGATCGCCGGCGCCGGCGAGGACGCGACGATCGCCGCGCTGATCGCGGCGGCGGGCGCGATGTGCGAGAGCTTTACCGGCCAGCTGCTGATCGAGCGCGGCTGCAGCACCGCAATCGCGGGCGGCGGCTGGCAGCGGCTCGGCGCGACGCCGGTGCGCGCGATCGAGAGCGTCGAGACGATGGCGGGCGCGGCGGTCGCGAGCACGGGCTACGACGCCGATATCGACATTGCCGGCGACGGCTGGGTGCGGATCAAGGGCAGCGGCCCGGCGCAGGTGCGCTATCGCGCCGGGCTGGCGGTCGCGGCCGCGGGCGTCCCCGACGGGCTGCGCCAGGGATTGCTGCGGATGGTCGCGCATCTCTATGCCACGCGCGGCGGAGGATCGAGCGATGGCGGCAATGAGGCGCCGCCGGCGGCGGTGACCGCCTTGTGGCGGCCGTGGCGGCGGCTGCGGCTGTGAGCGGCGGAATCGATCGCGCCGCGCTGGTCGCGCGCGCCGAGCGCGCGGCCGCCGCGCGGGTCGAGCGGCGCGTCGCCGGGCTTGCCGCGGCGATCGGCGCCGAGCATCCGGCGCTCCGCGTCGAGCGCGAGCTGGGCGCGCTGCGGATCAGCGGGCGCGGGCTGGGGCGGGCGATGGCGCGCGATGCGCGGCTGCGGCTGCCCGAGCTGATGCTGGGCGATGGCGGGGAGGGAGCGCGATGACCGCGCCGGCCTTCGAAGCGGTCGTGCGCGGGCGGCTGATCGCCGCGCTGCGCGCCGACGCGGCGCTGGGCGCGGCGATCAACGGCGTGTTCGAGCCCGGCGAGCCGGGGCTGACGCCGCCTTATGCGATCGCCGGGCCGGTCGGGGCGGGCGACTGGGGGACCAAGGATTGCGCGGGGCGCGAGCTGACGCTGACGCTGAGCGCGGTCAGCGCCGAGCGCGGCGGCGACGAGGCGGCGCAACTGGGGGGGCTGCTGAGCGCGGCGGCGCTGGGCATCGCGCGCGACGGCGACGGCGTGACGATCGCGACGATCCGGCTGCGCAAGTCGCTGCTGCGGCGGACGCGGGCGGGAGACTGGGAAGTGGTGATCGACCTGCGGGTGCGCGCGCTGGCCCTGCCGTGAGGCGCGCGCGCGGCGTCAGCGGCGGCCGGGGCGGGCATTGTCCTTGAAATAATCGCCGTATTCGGCGGTGAACTTGTCGCGCCAATAGGCGATTTCGTCGGCGGCGGATTCGTCGGCGTCCTTTTGCGCGATGCCGGCGCCGCGATCGGCGCGGACCATCGCGGCGCGATAGGCGGCCTCCTGATCGGTGCATTTGGTCTTGAGCGCGGCGGCAAAGGCGTCGGGTTGGACCCGGTCGTCGAGCGCGGAAACGAGTTCGTCCTCGAGACAGTCGACGAACGCGCGCTGTGGCGCGGCGGTCGGCGACGCCTGGGCGGCGAGCGCGAGGACGAGAGCGGAAATCAGCATGGCGAGTCCCCCGTACGGAAGGTTTCGGCAAGGCAATCCAACACCAAAGGAGATTATCACATGGCCATCGAAAGCGGTAGTGCCTTCCTGCTCAAGGTCGGCGACGGCGGCGCGCCGCCGCAATATGCCACGATCGCCGGGCTGCGCACGACGCAGCTGTCGATCAACGGCGAGGGCGTCAACGTGACGACCAAGGATTCGGGCGGCTGGCGCGAATTGCTGTCGGGCGCTGGGGTGCGGTCGGTCAGCGTGTCGGGCGCGGGGATCTTCACCGGATCGGCCGCCGAGGGGCGGATCAAGGGCCATGCTTTGAGCGGCCTGATCGACGATTACGAGCTGAGCTTCGAGGGCGGCGAGCGGATGCAGGGGCGGTTCCTGATCACGCGGCTCGATTATGCCGGCGATTACAATGGCGAGCGCAATTATACGCTGAGCCTGGAGTCGAGCGGGCCGGTGGCGAGCCTGTGAGCGGGCCGGCGAACGCGGCGCGCGGCGAGGCGGACTTCGAGGTCGCCGGGACGGCGTACGTGCTGCGACCGAGCTTTGCCGCGCTGGTTGCGGCCGAGGCCGAGCTGGGACCGCTGTTCGCGCTGGTCGAGCGCGCGGCGGCGGGCGGGCTGACGCTCGCCGAGACCGCGAGCCTGATCTGGCATTGCATCGACGCGCCGCCCGACGCGCTGACCAGGGACGATGTCGGCGAGGCGATCGCGGCGCGCGGGCTGGCGGCGACGAGCCCGGTGCTGCGGACGATCCTGTCGCAGATCCTGCAGGGGCGGTGACCACCCCTCCACCGCCTTGCGGCGGTCCCCCTCCCCGTTCCGGGGAGGAATTTGCCGCCGCCGCCGCGCGGCTGGCGGGGGCGGCCTGCTGGGCGTTGCACTGGACCCCGGACGAATTCTGGCGCGCGACGCCGGGCGAGCTGGCGGCGATCCTGGCGGCGGCGAGCGGGGGCGATGGCGCCGGCGCCGGCGCGGTGACGCGCGCGAGAATCGAAACTTTGCAGGAGCGTTATCCCGATGGATGAGGAGATCGAGACGCTGGTGATCGGCGTGCGCGCCGA